GCTTCCTTGGCGTTGCTCGACCGAATTGTACGGTCAACGTCACCAGCGATGCTTTCTAAACGCGTGGAAGGAGATGTTGCTACTTCTGTTTTCTTTTCTGCGGTATCACAACGACCAATCTGGATGATAATCTTGTCGTAAAAATATGAATCCGGGACTGTATTCATAGCCTCTTCCAGACGAGCGTAATCACCCGCCGGGACAGAAACTGTGAAGTAACCCAGGTGATACCTGACCCTACTTTTATCGAAGTCAGATAATTGCACTTCTATCGTCCAGCATCAATTAATTATAGTTCTAGAAAATCAATCACAGCCGAAAGAATTGGTTTGTGGCATAGCGTTGACCCTGGAGATATGGATCTTCACCGGTAAATTGTGAAAGGAAGTTTTTAGGTGTCAACACTTGCTGCATCATGCCGCCAATTAAACCTTCCTTCATTTGCTCCATAAGTGTCTTAGGTTTTTCTTTCTCCCCAAGAACACTGATCAACGCATCAATCAACTGACCTTGCTGAGTTTTATTTGCAATTTCATTCTCAACAAAAGCTTGGGCTAGTGCTTGAGATGTGGCTGAATCTCCCCCAAAGCTTGCATCACTTTTGCGTGTTGTTGCAGCTTGAGGAAGCTCGCTCAAGTGAAATGTTTGAAGCTCATAAGGGCCAGTGCGCAACACGGAAACGTTTCCAGCATTTCCCATGCCAGCATGAGTAGAAATAGAACCTTGGCCAAGAAAGCGTAATGCGGTGCCTTCGGGAAAAGCGTAATCTTCTCCCCCGTGATTCGTAGTAGCACCAGGGACAGGAGCTTCCCTAGGACCCATGCGACTTGTGATTTGTGTCGCAGGATTTAAAGTAAAACCTTGTTTTTCTGGATTATAAACAGAACGCCACTGCTCTTCGTTGGGTAAACGAAATTGCAAAAACTGTCCAATATCTTTACGTGCAATTGAAAGGGGAATTCGTTTCCCGTCTTTGGTTAATTCAAAATGAGCATGGGGACCACTGGAACGACCAGTGGAGCCAACCTTACCTTTGTATAGAGCTGGACCGGCCATATACTTTTCTTTTTATTGTAAAACGAAAAAACCCCTGGTTTCCCAGGGGCTAGAAGCGTAAGATGTAATTAAACTCGGATCAAGTCAGCTGCCAATACGGCGTCCCAATCAACACGTTTGATCTGCCTGAGCTGCTCTAAGTTGTTGAACCTCTCACCCGATAAGGACATCTGAAGGTCTTTGATTTCTCGGGCAGTCTTCAAACCAATACCCTTAATATGATCTGCGATCATTTGGGCGGTGGCGGAATTGATGTTCAACCGCGTTTCCGGAGGAAAAGAGCGGGGTTCCTCTTGTGCAGCCTTGTCTTTAATCTGAAGAGTTTTTACTTTTTTGGTTGCCGATTCGTCAGGAATAAGTTCAGACTTGTAAGCGGTATAAACGCGACCGTCTTGGTCTTCGACCATGAACCAATCGCCGTTATCCCACTCGCTAACGATCTTTACACGCGCACCTGTTTTTTTGTGCTGGTAAAGCATTTCGGCAACAGTAGACATAGGACCAGAAGTTATCTGGTCCTAGTTTAACTCAATCAGCTGACTGTGCGGCCCAGGAGATAGCCGTCGATGTCTTCGTAGCCAGGGGCTTCATCCGGCTGGATGTAGCACACTTCAACCACGAAGTAGCCCTTGCGGCCAGCGTTGGCATCATCGCTAGAGATGTACCAACCACCCGAAGTAGTGGTGCCGGTGGTGGTGCCACGGGCGAACACCTTGAAGGTGGTGGCGCTGGTCAGCTGTTCATAGATGACGGTAGGGCCAACGGTACCGGTAGCAACCAGCAGTGGGTTGGCGCTGTAAGCAGCGGAGCCAGCGGCGAAGAAGATCTCGCCACCCTGGGAACCAGAAGTAGTCGAGGTCAGGTTGGCCTGACCAACAGCTTCGCCATCACCAGAGACAGACACAGGAGCGTTGCTGCTGCTACGGCAGAAGGTGATCACGTTGCCGGTGGCAGCGTACACACCAGAGGACACGCGGCCGTCACCCCAACCGGAAGCCACGGAAATGGTGGCGCGGTAGACGTAAGCAGGCAGAGTGGTGTTGCCGGAAATCACCATGCCGGTGATGTCGGGGCGAGTGTCGTCCTGGCGATAAGGCGAAGGAACGATCACATCACCGGTAGCGGTGATCGCAGTACCAGAGGCACTGGACACAGCCACGTAACCGCGCTGCTGGAAGTAGCGATAGCCAGGGATGGCCAGAACAGAGGTAGGGCCGCCTTTGGAGGCATTATTGGCACCACCGTCGTTGGTATCAATGTTTTTGTACCAACCGTTCAGGGGTTCTGCCCAGTTACCTGGGTAGATTTTCTTAGCGGACAAATAAGTCATTTATCTTTCCCTATGTTTGTATGTTGCTTAGTTATCAAACGTCGCCGTCATCAGACACAAAGCTGTAAGCGGTGGTAACAAAATCCTTGTTCAGAATCTCGAAACCAGCGTACAGTTGCCAGATGAGGATGATGAAACGGCTGAAGTCGTCGTTGTTGTTGATGAGAACCTGAGCGTTCGGACCGCCGATGCCCACGCCAACGGCCTGAGGACCGAAGAAGTAACCCTGAGCAACCTCTTGGTTGGCATAAGGGGCAGCACCGGTGAAGGAGGCAGAGACGTTCTTGGTCGGGAAGTTGGTCGACTCGAAGAACTTGACGCCTTCAAACTGAACGCCAGTAGGCATCACGGGCTCACCAGCCAGGAAGTAGCCCTGACCAGCCTGGGGACCCATGTAGAAGCTGGCGTTGTTAGGCATCATGGGGTTGCCCATGTACATGCCTTGACCAGGGTTACCAGCGTAACGAGCGATCTCACGGAAGTCAGGATCACGACGCAGGTGCATCATGAAGGTGGGATCACAGATGCAACGATACAGACCATCAGAGAAGGTCGGAACGTTGCGCTTGCGCAGGTCCTTAACAACGGTCAGCAGGTCAGTGCGAACCGAGAACTGCTGAAGATCAGCGGTGTACTCAGCGCTGCTATAGGTGATTTGACCAGAAGAGTTCTTGGCCTTGCTACCAGGGAAGTAGTAACCGCCTTGGGTGGTAGAAGCTTCACCGTTGGCTTCGGCTTTGGCAAGTTCATCAATGAACACGCGATCGCGCCAGCGGCGATAGTCGTCGAGCAGGGTCAGAGAACCGATGCTCTGGTGGAACATGTTCAGGTTACCGGTGTCCAGCAGCAGACGCTGGGCGGTAATCAGAGTTTCACGAGCGATCTTGAAGGTGCTGGGCTGAGTAGGATCACCCGGATCTGCAGGGCCGGTGTACTCTTTGAGCACCACCAGGACCTTTTCCTTCGTGATGTTCCGGCTGTTGGCAGTACCGATGGTCTGGTCGGACACGCGCTCACGGCTGTCCTTGGTACCAGGGGTACCCCAGAACTTATAGCGATCCAGCTGAACAGTTTGACCGGGCTGACGGGTGAAGTCGTGAACGACCACGGGCTCCACTGCCATTTCAGCAATGTAAGCAGGGTGCGGACGATAAAGTTCCGCACCTAAGATCTTTGGAAAGTCGTTATCAATAAACACTGTTTGTTATCCTCCAGAATCTCAGGAAGGTAGTTTATCGGGTGAAAGATTCAGACATTGTTATGTCTTATCTAACACAAATTTTAGCAGTCGATAATTTATCAATTAATGACTGCTATTACTCCATCACGAACAGTTTGTTCGCAACGACTTGAGGCTGAGCCTGATTCAGAACACGCCAGGCATTCTGAGGATCACGAGCCATCATGTCATTGAAGTCGCCCCAGAAATTGCCGGGTTGCTGAGGAGCAGCGGCTGCAGGAGGAGCGGGCATTTGGCCCAGCTCAGGCTGCATGATTTGCTGAGTGGGGTAACCAGGAGTTTCCAATTGAGCCTCGTTTTCGTAAACGGGATAGGGACCTTCCGGACCGAAGAACTTCAGCGTGTAATCGCTAAGAACATCGGGGTTGGTCAGGATTTCGTTGTAGGCGAGATTTTCTTGATGCTCGTTTACAGCGAATTGAGCGTAGTTTTGAATTGTGTCACTTGCGCGATTTCCCCACGCGACGGCGCTGTCCAGCATTGTTTCCAGCTGGAGTGCGTAGTTGTTCAGGATTGCCGGAGCTTCGATCCCGAACGC